AAGAAAAAATTACAAGTCAAAAAGAAACCCAATAGCAAAAAACCTAAGGTCTTCAAAATTTAGTTTAAAGGTGGTACAATCAGATAAGTTGTACAACCGCAAAAAGGAGAAGCTTTACACTCTCAAAGCGGCCGCTAAAAAGGAGATATAAATGGCTACATCAGGAACTACTAGTTTCAACCTGAATATAGATGAAGTAATCGATGAAGGTTATGAAAGATGTGGTCTTAGCACCACTTCTGGTTATGACATGCGTTCAGCAAGAAGAAGTTTAGATCTATTATTTGCTGAATGGGGTAATAGAGGTATTCATTTATGGAAAACAGAATTAAATGAAATACCTTTAGTTGCAGGGCAAGCGGAATATACAGTTGATTCAGATGTGAATGATGTGCTTGAAGCTTATGTATCATCAACTGCAGCAGCATCAAATGATGCAAACACACAAGATGTTTCAATAACAAAAATAGACAGATCAGCTTATGCTGCATTACCTAATAAATTAGCAACTGGACAACCCTCACAATATTATGTTGATAGACAAACAACACCTAAAATATATTTATACCAAGCACCCGATTTAAACACATATACAACTTTAAAATTTTATGTGATTAAAAGAATTGAAGATGCAGGGGCATACACAAATGATGCAGATGTTGCATATAGATTTTTACCATGCATGTGTGCAGGTTTAGCTTATTACATCTCTATGAAAAAAGCACCTCAGTTAGTACAACAAAATAAATTAATTTATGAGGATGAATTGAAAAGAGCATTAGATGAAGATGGTCAAAGAGCATCTACATTTATTACTCCACAATCTTTTTATCCTAATGGAGTTTAATTATGCCAAAATTTGCAACTGGAAAAAATGCATTAGCAATATCGGATAGATCCGGTATGGCATTTCCACATAATGAAATGGTAAAAGAATGGAATGGATCATTAGTTCACTACTCTGAATTTGAGCCTAAACATCCTCAAATTAGACGTAGAAGAACTGTAGCTGATGCCATAGCAATACAAAATACAAGACCACAAAGATTTCAACAACCTACTAATAGAGATGGTGTTCAAGCAGATTCAGGTGGAGCATCCGTTGGTGTTGCTAATTTAACACTTCCTGGAGATTTTGCTTTTATTAATCAAGGGACTTCTGAAATGAAACCTGCAGATCCATCTTTACAAAATAGAAGAAGACAAATGTCTATTCAGTTAAGATCCGTAACAGTGAGTATTACATAATGGCAATTACACATTCAGCTTTTTTAACACAAGTAAGAGATTATACAGAAGTAGGAAGTTCTGTTTTAACAGATCAAATAATTCAAGATTTTATCAGAGCAACTGAACTCGATATTGCGGGTAAAGTTGATTATGATGATTTAAGAAAATACTCAACATCCACATTTACTTCAGGAAACCGATATGTAAGTTTACCTGCTGATTTAACTATTATGAGATCAGTTCAAGTTATTGACGGATCTACAAGAACATTTCTTGAGAGAAGAGATACAAGTTTTATTTCCGAATATAATAATAATGCTGCTACTGGTTTACCTAAATATTGGGCGAACTGGGATGAGAATAATATATTAGTAGCACCTATACCAAATTCTGCATACACTGTACAAATCAATTACATTACAGATCCACCAGAATTTACATCAACTAATAATACGTTTCTTTCAACATACCAAGAATCAATGTTATTACATGGTGTATTAACTGAAGCTTTTTCTTATTTAAAAGGCCCCATGGATATGTACAATTTGTATAAAACAAAGTATGATGAAGAAGTACAAAATTTTGCTCTTCAACAAATGGGGAGAAGAAGACGTGCAGAATATGATGATGGGGTACCAAGAATTAAGATACCTTCACCATCACCAAATACGTAATTTTATAAGGAGAATAATTATGGCAATAACAACTAATGCAATTTGTAATTCATTTAAAAAACAACTATTAGCTGGTGAACATGATTTTGATTCAGCTGGAGGCGATACATTCAATTTAGCAATGTTTACTTCTGCTGCAACATTAGGTGCATCAACTACAAACTACGCTTCAACAAATGAAGTAACTTCACCAGCAGGATATACTGCAGGTGGTAAAGCTTTGGTAAATCAAGGTGTTAAAGTATCATCTGGTGTAGCGATTACTGATTTTGCAAATTTATCTTTTACTGGAGTAACTCTTACTGCAAGAGGTGCTTTAATTTATAACACAACTACAAATGGTGGCACAGGTACAACTGATGCAGTAGCTGTTTTAGATTTTGGCGGAGATAAAACTGCAACTTCTGGAACATTTACAATTCAATTCCCTGCATTCACAACTTCTGCTGCTATTTTAAGAATAAGCTAAAGAGGTTTTGAATGGCTACAACTTCTCCTTGGGGTGCTAATGCATGGAGCAATGGCTCCTGGGGAGAAGGTGGTATTAATGAAACCGTAAACTTTGAAGGTTGGGGTATTGATTCTTGGGGAAGTGATCCTTGGGGAGAAACCGTTCGTACAACAGATGCTATAGCTACTAATATAGGCTCTGTATCAATTAGTATTGATGTACCACAAACAGTAACAGGACAACAATTACAAACAGCTATTGGTGACGAAACAGCAACTGCGGGCGCAGATGTTGATGTTACTGGAATTGAATTAACATCTAATATCGAAAGTGTAACTTTTGAAATAACAGGAAGTGTTGAACTCACAGGACAACAGTTAACAGGAACCGTTGTTACTCCAGATATTGCAGCTGGTGGTAATATCACTGTTAATGCAAGTGAAGATCAATTAGATGCATTTGTTGGTCAAGTAACAGAAACTATTGAAGTAGGACCTATTGTAGATGGTATTGCTGCAACATTAAGTATTAATGGAGTTACTACAACTGCAGATGCTAATATATCTTTAACCGGTATCAGTTTAACTCCTGCAATTGGTGATGAAACAGTAGATTTAAATACTCCTGTAGATGTCACTGGCATAGCTATGACCATGGCTATGGGTGAGGAAGATGCAGTTACCGATGTTGATGTATCCGTTACTGGCCAATCAATGACTATGACTATTGGTTCAGTAGATGCAGTATCTGTTGCGGAGGTTACAGGACAATCATTATCTGCTAATATAGGAAGTGTTACAATTACTGCTAATGCAGATGTAAGTTTAACAGGTATTTCAATGACTTCTAGCATTGGAACACCAGCGATTACGGCTTGGCAAGAAATTGATCCAAACGTATCTAATGTATGGACTGAGGTTGATTTAGCAGCTTAATAATAGTAAAATATTAATCTAATAGGAGAATTTTTAAATGGCATCAAGTTATTCAACAGACCTTAAACTGGAGCTAATGGTAACAGGGGAAAACTCTGGTACATGGGGCGATAAAACAAATACAAACTTAAACTTAGTACAACAAGCAATTGCAGGTTATGAAGCTGTGTCTATTGCAGGCGGTGCACAAACAACTGCTTTAGCAATGACTGATGCAACTCTATCTAATGCAAGAAATGCTGTTCTTGAATTCACAGGAACAATTACAGGAAATCAAATTGTAACTATTCCAGATGGAATTGAAAAAACATATTATATTTATAATAACACAACCGGTGCATTCACTGTTCAATTTAAAACGGTAACAGGAACAGGACCAACATTTACTGCAACTGATAAAGGATACAAAATTGTTTATTCAGATGGAACAGACGTAATTGAAGTTCCAACAACTCCTGCAGATGGTTCTATTACAAGTGCTAAACTTGCAACCGATGCAGTTATCACTGCAAAAATTTCTGCAGCTCAAGTGACAACTGTAAAAATTGCTGACGATGCAATTACAAGTGCAAAAATTTCTGCAGCTCAAGTAACAAATCCAAAACTTGCAAATAAATCTATTACACTTAACGGTGTAACTGCAACATTAGGTTCTTCAGTTACAATTGCTGCTGGAACAGATTGGCAAGCAGTTAAGACTACAGGTTTTACAGCAGTAGCTGGTGAAGGATATTTTATAAACACCACTGGTGGAGCATTTACAATGACACTACCTAGTTCTCCAACAATTGGTGATGAAGTATCATTCGTAGATTACGCAGGAACATTTGACACAAATAATTTAA